AACCACCTCTGCCACCGCATCACCGTCGCCCGTTTGGGCAACGAGGAAGCATCGCGCTTGTGGCTCCCCGACACCAATGTCAGCCTTGCCCGTCACGACGTGCAGAGTTCCGGCAACAGAGCGCGCAGCTCCGGCACTTGGTCCATGTTCTCCGAGCAGGACCTTTTGCAGGCACCGCGCGCCGACGTGCCCGACCCTGCTCTTTCCATCGCCACTTTTGTGGACGTCGTCGACCACGAGGCCTCCGATGTGCATTTCACCAAGCATTCGGGTCTCCCCATGATCATGTACCGCCGTATTCCAAACTCTCTCGCAGGCAAGACCAACGAGAGCAGGTGGTTCACCACGGGTCTGGGAGAGTTTACCGAAATCGTGCACCAGGGGGCCAGATACACCACCGGCTTGTGGACATTTGAGGATGTCGTTCGCATCGCGGAGCACCCGCTCAACCGCGGCGTGCTGAGTATGTTATTTCCGCGCACCACATACTACAAGACACACACCATCATCCCTCATGACGACGACCCAACTCGTCAGATCCAGATCCTCATTCCCCACGCAACAACAAGCGTCCCTCCGCTCATCCTCGACCTGTTCCACCGTTGGGGCTACCTGGCCCGCTGCTCGCCTCCCATTCGGGAGGATTTCACTTCCGAGCACGGGTCTTTCTTCATGGCTCAGTATGACAGGCCCAACTCCACCGTTGTTTCGCTGCAGTGGCAGTGCGACACCAGTGGTCTGTCTGTTGAGATCCCCACTACTACGTGGCTCAACCTCCTCGCCGCCAAGGACCGTGCCTATTTCACCGTTTCCAACGTGAAAGGCTGGCTCTCGGCGCGCACCGAGGAGTTTGAGATTGAAAGCCTCACCAGTGATCAGCAAGAGCTGCTCGCAATCGCCATTCTCGCCAAGTCTCAGCCACTCGCATACCGCGTGTCATCCCTTTTCGGGCGGCGCGTTCACACCATGGTGTGCGAGACGCCGGACACGGATGCCCCAGGCGCCCATGCCATGCCACCCATCACGGGTGGCGCGGACCGGCCTGTCCTGAACGAGGCAGCCGCTACCCGTGCCGTCGCTGAACGCATTCACAAGTACGCCAACAACGTCATCCCCCCCGACATCTACAATGAGTGGGCAGGCGAATTTGTGAAACTTTTCCTCGGACCTTTCAAGGGGCGTCTCGCCCCGAACGAGATCGCCGAGGTCAAGGAGGCTCAAGATGGCAAGCTTCAGCGAGCGCGCAACAGCAAATGGGACAACGAAGTTTTCGACGTGGCCGACGACATCACCGTCAAAGGATCGCTCAAAAAGGAGACGCTGCCCACAGGCAAAACCCCACGCTGGACATTTACCATGCCAACCCAGCTGTCTGTTTTGAGCGGCGCCTTCTCCAAGGCCTGGACCAAGTGCTTCTACAATGCACTTCACGTCCGGCACTTTTGGAGCCCAGGCAACGATAGCAACGCAACCACCACGCAGCTCATGTCCTTCTATAGCGCCACT